ATGATTGATGACACATCTATTAAAAATGATGGTACTATACTAATAGGAAATAATATCAGAAAAGCAAGAGAGGCCGCCGGCATGAAGCCCGGGAAATTGGTACAGGAAGTTAATTTAAGAGGGGCCGATATGACGATATTCAGTCTATCAAAAATTGAGGCTAATACGCAGCATATAAGAGCCAGTCAGCTCAGAGCAATCAAGGAAGCGCTGAGCTGTTCATACGAGGTTCTGTTTGAAACAGCAGGCGACGAGGAGTGATCCCCGTCGCTATATTTATACCCTAAATCTGGTCCGGCTGATCTACCCACCAGATCTCCTGGGCTCCATTATCTCGGGAGTGCCAGCAGGCGCCTTCAAATAGACCGGCCGGCGTCGGGTCGAAATAGTACCAGTCGCCGGAGCCGTCATCCGGGTCGCAGACGCTGCCGTTCCAGCGGTGCCAACTGGTACACATGTAGCCGTCGCGGTTGAATAGGTACCAGTGATGATTGATGATGCACCACTGGTTGGCTGGGTAGGTGCCATCGGCGCGGCGGTACCACCAGCCGTTGGCGGTGCTGATCCAGCCGGTGCGCTCCTCCGTCGTGCTCCAGGTACGCATGAACTCCGCCGGGGTCGCGTACAATTTTTTGATCCCGGCGGTACTGCTGCCCCAATCCGGGAGCTGGAAATGGGGTTTGTCCACAATGGACTTCCAGTTTCCGCCCCACTCTAGCCCCAGGCCAACGCCAACGGCGCCGACGCGCTCGAAAAAACGGCCGGACTCATTATAAGCGCCCTGGCCATCGTTACGGAAAATGTCAAATGCTGTGCCCCACTGATGATAGGAACTGTAGCTGCCGCCGGGAGCGTTGGTGACGATGGGGCCGGGCTTGGTGCGGCCCTGAGCGTAGAGGGCGTCCTGCTCTGCTACGGTGCGCAGAGTTTCGCCGATCTTGATCGGGAGGCCCTGGCGGTTGCATTCTTCTGTTAATCTGCCTGCAAGGAACTGCAGGCGGGGATGACATAATGTGATGTCTCTCATGGGATCACCTTGTCCTTTCAAATTATCATATGCAAAGGGCCCCGGGGATGTCCCAGGGCCAAAAGTTGTGACGTCACAACCATTGCGATCTCGCAACAGTGCCGCGTAACCCGGCGGCCGGGAGATGTAGGATCACCTCCTTCAGGCTGTGCCATTCAGCGCAGCCGTACCAACCACGGTCCGCCAATCCACTGCCGAAATGGCGGCCACCGCCGCTCGTCTCTCTTGTGCTGTCAAATTAATCCCTCCAATCAAAAATGGCCCCAGGTTCCCCCAGGGCCGCGGTCAGTTACTCAATCGGCGCTTCCGGTTCCGTGGGTTCCGGCTCCACCGGCGGCGCGGGGTTGTACACGCTGTCGGCCAGCATGACCAGTTCGGCGTAGTCGGTCTCGTCGATTCGGTTCATGGCGTAGTAGACGTCCAACTTGGACACGGCCTCGTCCATGGTGGGGTAGAACTGCTTGTTGATCAGGTTGGTCATCAGGGTTACGATAATCTTGTTGCTCATAGTAAATCCTCGCTTTCGGTTAATAAATTATTAGTTTCTGTATCAATCATGGCCGCCTGAACGTCCGCCGGTAACAGCGATAATATGTACGCCAGCTGCTCGTCCATTTCGGCCTTGATCTTCTGGTGCTGCGCCGCCATCGCGGCCTGGATGTCCTGCACATAGTCCAGTGATATCTCCGCCGCTGGACCGCCTGCGTCTACGGTGATGTAGGTGTAGCCTGGGTAGGTGGACAGGGCGTTTAGGGCTGACTGGGTAGCGGCGGGGAAGGGCTCCCAGGTGGGGGTGGCGCGAACTGCCATTACCATAACAGGGCGCGCTGCGAATAGGGCTTTGACGGTATCCACTGTAGCCGTACTATTGATAAACACTCGCAAATATTTGGTGCCATTACTCGCTGTAGAAATTAAGTTATCTCCTTTTCCGTCCCATACCCAATCGGCCGCTTCCACTTTCAATCCGTCGCACATAATCGCGCGCCCTCTCTTTATCAGATTGTCAAATTTGGCCGTACCAAATGACTTAGAGGATTCAAATTGAAACCAGTCTTCGCTTCCATCAAGAATTAACGGTACAATCTGACGTTCAATCCCCCATTCCCCACCCTTGCAGATAATCCGATCCCGCACGTCGCCTATCCCGTGCAGCGGCGCGGTCAGCTGGATGGGGATGGTTGCGGCGCGGTAGGGCTGATAGACAAATGTATCCTGGGTAATGCTGGTATCTTCCAGGACTGATAATCTGATTTTTGCAGTTGCCTGTGTACCTGCTGGCACGTTTAATATGGTGCGAAGCATGTATGTAGCAGCACCAAAATCATTTTTTGCAGTGCACACATTCTGGTAATATCCGTTTACTACCCCGTTAACAGAAAACTCGGTCGAGAATTGCGAAGGATTGTTTTGATCATCTGATACTATTCGTGCATTTAGTACCCCGTGCACATCTTTTGCTTCACATACAACCAAATAATTTGTTTGCGGCTTAATCAATTTTGACGGTTTCGCATTGTACGAAACGTATTTTGTCTCTGTCCCCAAGGTATTATCGATATTAACTGTGATCCATCCATCATCGTCATGCTGGATTGCGGTTATCCCGTCATCGACATCAAACAGCTGTTCCCCATGCGCCCGCACATTGATAACCTGCGGGTACTCCTCCGACGGGGAGGGTTTACCGCCGGTGTAGGGTTCCCAATGATTGGGGATAGATCCAACGTTGAGCATAATTTTAGCTTTTACATTAATCGTTTCTCCATCCACTAAATCAGACGAATTTCTATTATAAATTATTCTCAAATTTATTGACTGTTCTTGTCCTGTAACAGAATAAGTTTTTCCAGGATAGCTTGTATTTCCTAATGCGTCAGTTACGTAGAAATCGCTAAGTATAATATCATTGTCAGTTGAGGCACAATATGTTCTACCACTTTCTAATAATGATGTTATATCTATGCGTAAATTTGGCCTGCTATTAGGATCCGTGATTTTTACAGTTCCAGAAATTGTAGCGATACAATCTTTAAGTGCAACTGTGATATTATTTATAGTGAATGAACTATTCGCATTTAATAGCTGCGCTCCAGTCCCCACCGTTCCGGTCCCGCTGATCGCCTGGGGATAGTCCGGGGAGGGTGCAGGTTTGCCGCCGGTGTAGGGCTCCCAGAGGAGAGGTGTGGAACCTGCGTTAAGCATGGGATATACCGTAACACCGTCGTATGTTTTTCCCTCTTCTAACTGTAATGCTCTTACGCCTGTAATCACGGTATCTTCTGCGAGCGTAAATGCTCCATCAGAACTAGGGCTCACACAGTTTTTTACATTATATAATAACACTCCGCTTTTATAATAAGTACCAGCCTTGAGAGTAAATAAAGGTGGAGCCTGGTCAAAAAAATCTCCCAACAACCAAACATTTATATTACTGTCTGTGGCAGTTCCTGAGTAAGTATAAGATCCATCTTTATTTGTTGTTATTGTTATTCCAGAATTAGTCCCCCCTTTGGCTTGCGTCATATCCAGCAGCTGCGCTCCCGTGGTCACCACCTGCTCGCTGTTCCCGGCCACCTCCAGCGCGGGGATCGTAGCCTCCGCGGCGTCATCCACAGACACGGATCCGGTGCCGGTTGCGTGGCCGATTAGGGCGTTGCTAAACCGGGAGGAATAGCGGACGTTCGCGGCCTGGAGGGTGCTGACGGAGGTGTCCAGCTGTGCATAATCATCCGGTATCGTTTCCAATATATCAGCTGTTGCCTGCTCGATTTCACTCCTTGCGTTCTCCAGCGCTGCAACTGCTTCAACGGCTCCCTCCTCCATATTATTCAGCTTTTCGGCGGTGATCAGTTCGCCCTTCTTCCACTTATGTGCTTTATACACTGTAGCACCTCCTTCACTCTAAATGGGTTTTGTCTTCTACCTGCCCCTTGATCATCTGGGCCAGCGGCATTAAAAACGGTGGAAGCGCCACACCGATGTCCAACAGGTTTTCCAGAATTGATATGATTTCATTGCAGATCAACCAGACAGCCACGATGGTGGCGACCACGAAGGGCAGCTTGATGGTCAGCCCTACATACTGGCCAGCATAATTAATCAGCACATCCATCACCCATCCCAGACCCACCAGCACCCACATGCCTATCTTTTTCACAATCCCCCACAACCCTCGGTCGCTCGTCACCCGCTCATTGCGTCTCTTGGCGGCCACAATTCCGGTTATGTAATCCGTAACGTTCAGCCCCGCGAGGATAATTACAGGCATCGCCAGAATCCCCAACCAGCTGAATACAACGCTTGCCGCAGCGATGAACGCCGCCTTTACTCTTTCCATTTTCATTTACCTCACCTTCCTATTTTCTGATTGCAGCCAATACCTCAGCCCGTTCTTTTGTGGTCAATCTGGTATAATCCTTGATGGCCTCAGCAGGTTCCTCGCCGTTCTGCTGCCGGATCCGCAGCGCACGAATAATGACATTTTTTTGGATTTTACTAAGCACCCTCACCACCTCCAATCAGTTCAGCCAGTGCCAGGGTCAGCTCGTTACTCTCTGTTTTCAGTTGGGCATTCTCTTCTTTTAGTTTACTAATTTTATCCTGCTCCGAAGGAATATAAGCCGCTTCTGACTCTGTGCCATCTTCAGATACCGTCCAGAATTGGCCGTCATGGAACCGGTCAATTCTACCAGGTCGAACCGCATATCGGTATTCCGCAGCAAATGCCTGGTCCCCATATACCGCACGCGTTATCCTATTAGCGTCCTCATAGTTCTCAAACATTGCAATATTTTGCACTCTTCCTTCTCCGTCTACCTGTATATATGGATAACTTATTTCTGCCATATTCAACCTCCTTTTAATACAGTTTGGCTAATATAATACCTGAACCACCTTCGCCGCCATCAGAGGCAAAATTCTTACCTGAGTATCCTCTATAGGCTCCTCCACCTCCACCGCTTCCGGTGTTCTTTGCTCCAGCGACTCCATGTGTGGGAGCAAAGCAGCCACTTTCATCATTAGTCTCCCATTCTCCGTATCCGGTAGCTCCATCTCCGCCTCCACCAGCTCCGCCTTTTCCGCCTGCCCTACGTCCTCCGCTGGTTCCGTAGCGAGATCCACCGCCTGCTCCTGCGCCGGAATAAAGAGTACCAGATGAACTGCCCCACGCTCTAGTTGTTTTTCCTTGACCTTTGCCGCCATAATTTGATACGATGGAATTTCCGTCCGACCCATCCGAACCGCCATTTTGCCCCATTCCCTCATTTCCCCAAGCGGCCATAGGATCTCCAGCTGCTCCACCGCCGGAACCGCCATCTGTTCCATGACCTGGGTAACCTCCGTGTGTTCCCCCTCCGGGTGCATTAATTAGCGTGACTCCATCTCTAACGACGCTCGACGCTCCACCAGCATTGAAATTCATTGCCGTGGCCCTGGCGCCTCCGGATCCAACAGTAGCAATCAACGACTGACCGTTAGACACTGTTATTCCGGTTACGGTTTTTGTATAACCACTACCACCTCCGGCAGATCCAGAATTAGAGAAACTAGCTTGTCCGCCAGCTGCGCCGCTCGTGCCTCCGCCTACAGCAAACAGGTCCATTTTTGTGTACCCTGCGGGTACCTTATAAATTTCAGAGGCAGTAAAGGTTTTATATAACACCCCACTGGTGGTTACGGTGGTATTAATCGCAGCGCCCGTAAATTCTCCTGCGCTAGTTGTAGCGTAGGGATAAATAGATAAATAATACTTTGTAGATAACGCCGGTAAATCTAAATAGGCAGTCGATGTACCACCAGCAGTTGTGTTGCTCCCTGCTCCCTTATAAATTTGCGTCCCACCAGTCTTGCCCGGATTTCCACTTGTGCTATAGCGGATATAGACGCCGCTGTACATCTTTCCTTTTGCAGCCGCCGGAACCTTCCAAGAGGCGAGCACACGCCTTCCGGAATAGGCGGCTACTGAAAAGACGTTAGACTATGAACGGTCAATGTACCCGTCAATTTTGATTTGGGGTTCGTGGTATAAAATGTTTCCCCAGACAGTACATGGGCCGCCTGAGCGGTCCCTGTCAGTTCCAATGTCCCAGCTACAGGTTCATCATCAGTTCCTTTCAAAATTCCGGTATAGCCTTTCATCAGCTCCGCGGCGGTGCCAGTGCAATCATCCGATCCGCTTCCAGACCCGCCCCCCAAATTAATGGGTATGTGTGCCACTCTAAACAACTCCTTTCAATCCCAGTCTGATCTCTTCGTTTGGTTTCTGAGTGCACCTTACCGTCACCTGACCGCTCCCGGTTTCGATGTCATAAATGTACCCGGCTGCCTTATTGATAGCCTTTTGCTTCGATCTGGTGCAGGAGTCCGGATATATGATTCCGGGGATAGGTCTATCGTTTACTGTAACTCCTGATACGGTTATGGTCTGGGTATACGGAAATACGGATGACCACCCGGCCACCGTAAGCACAATCTCCCGTACGCTCTGAGTTCGCTCCGTCTCGATCTGACGGTTCTTCAGCTCCCTGTCAATCATATCGGCATTATTGTTAAACACCGATATGTCATAAAAATCATCTTCCGTCGGTTTTGTAAGTCCAAAATTACTCGTTTGATCTGCCAATCAATTTCACCTCATTTCGAATTCCATAATGCGTAAATGCGTTCAACTGCCGGTGCGTAAACGTCTTCAGCATATTGTGTCGGTTGTATAGCAGCGATAAATCAATTACAATATTCGCTGGCACAATGTTCCGCAGCATATCCGAGACGTCCCCGTAGCTGTTGCGGGACAACAAAGCGATACGGACAATGAGTAAATACTCCTGATTTCTGAGCTCAATTGTGTACTTTCCGGCGCCGCAAAGCGAATCCATCTGGCGCCGCAGCATTCCCATTGAATAGGGAAGCTCCTGGGACAGCCGCGTCAAAATAGCAAATCTACGGTCCTCAAGCGACATGCTTATTTTGGGTAAGATTCCCAGTATTTTCTCCCAACGCGCAATGCCGGTTTCTGTCGAGGTTGTAATGTACTGATCAGCCAATAACCATTCCTGCGCCTTTTCCAGCAGCTCCACCTCGCGCTGCTCTGTTTCGGACAATACTTTAATTTCTCGAAACTCCTGAAATAAATCCGGATAATAATCGATCAATTTACGTTCCATGGATCTCTCCCTTCACCGGTATCTCGTTTTCTTTCAGCGCAAGGTTTTCCTCTTTGCCGTTGATCGTGGTGGCGGTGATATCCAGGATACCCGCCAGATCTAAAATCCGGGTTTCGATTTGGCTAATACGCACAACCAAGCTATCCGAATCCGCCCATGACTCTCGGAGCTCCTTTAGGTAATCTTCAATTTCCCGATCAACATAGGATGATATTTCGGTCCAGTTCCAGCCCTCTTTGTAAGTTAGCGTTGTCGATATGTTGACCATCACCTCAGACACCGCCGAAACGGTTACCACATGGCCAATGGGGGCAAATCCAATCCCGTCACCCTGGTGACCTTCCGGATCCACCGCCTGCTGGACACTGCTTACCAAATCCTGACTCGGTCGATTGTAGGAAGCGTCTATGATCACCACTTTGACGGTTCCGCCGCCATTCCACGTTGGGTATATCTTGCAGCCACCTACTCCGGCCAGCACATTGGTCTTTTCTTTGTAGTCTTGCACGTTTCCGCCATAGGCCCTGGCGTCCAAGCTATCAAAATACCTCTTGCGCAGGTGCTCCGTCTCCTCTTCATCCTTTCCAGGGATCAGCACATCAGTGAGCTTTGCGCTGGTCAATCCGGCGATATATTCAATTGGGATCAGGTCACCCAAATACCGGTTTCCCTCTTCTCCCGCGGTTTCGCACCTCATGCGGTAAGCCCCGGCCTGTATCCGCTCGATCACCTTATAATTTAGTAGCCCCAATGAAAAACGGGCCCCAATGGGAACGTCGATGTTAAATTCACCTTTCAGCACAGCTCGTGTTGCTGCCTCCGGGGATATGCCGCGTTCGGCACACCGGCGGATCAGGTATGCACGGTCCTGGGTATCTGCGAATGATTGATTCAAAATCCAATCCATTTCTATGTACGCGTTCTGCAGCTCCACCGCGGCCGGGGCAAGGGCTGTATAGATAATCCCGCCTTCTCTCTTATCCAGGTTGTTCGGAACCAGGTCCAACATACGCTTCATAATCCGCTCATAGGTCATGTCCTCATACATCAGATCCCCACCTCCATTTTTTCTCTGATCTCTCCCATATTCGTATGGACCGTGAATGACACATTTAGCCTTCCTTGCTTCACTTCAAAATCAAATGTGTCAACTCCGCTTATTCTGTCGTCCTGAATCAGCGCCTCCGTTATCCTGCGTTTTAATTCACTCTTCACATACGATATTGGTTTGCCAGTAAGGTTTTGCAACTCCACACCATGGTTCCAGCTGTATATGATATGTTCATACCGTTCCGTCCCCAGGGTACAGTACACACTCTGCGCAACCGCATCTAAACCGTCTACAAATCCGACGATACGTTTGTTTTCCATATCCATTCGAAACGTCTTTGACGGCTGCTGAACCACCTTAATCGATGACGGGATCCGTGTTGTTGTCTTCGGGAGCATGTCATGCCTCCTTCCCGATAATCACATATTTTTGCCCGCCGGTCTTCATCATCAAGATCACTCGGTCGCCCACGTTTAAGGCCCCCGGGAGCAGGCCGGTACCGGTTTTTCCATCCACCTTAACGGTGATGATCCGGTCCGCCAGATAATCCGGTACAACTAGCTGTTTTTTCGTTAGGGGCAACTTTAAATCCTCAATGGTTACTGTCAAAGGAGCCGTGGACGTCACAGTTCCAAAGCACAGATCGCATGGCTGACTCGCTTTGTAGGCATTCAACGCCAGCTTTATCATTCCCTTTGTCCAATCAGGCACTAAACTCCCCTCCTCTCAGCACGAGGTCCATCGTATGGAGGTTTCCCTCAAATGCATGGTCCACCTTTTCCACCAACATGTAATTATTTAGCTTCGTGTCTCCCAGATCCAGCATGATCGGGATCAGGCAGCCCGCCCGCACCCGGATATCGCCGAATGCACCCTTGATAGACAGTTTCTTTGTTTTCCGGTTATATTTAGCCAGCAGCTGATCTGCTACGGCCTGCCCGTTTGTCTCCTTGCTGTCTGCCTTGTAATAGTGCTGCAGCACACCCCAGGAATTAATATTCTCCGTGTGCTTCGCAATATAGGTATCACGTTTGCCGGTTTCCTCGTTGTCAATGCTAACCTTTACCTGGTTATAGGTTTCTCCGTCAATGCTGCTGGTATAGCTGTAATCCTGTCCAGTCGTGTCGTCGATCAGGATGTCCAGCTTCATATTGGCCATATTTTTTAGGGTCAATTTTCCATAATCATCGTAAAGGGTGTACATCTGGCCGGTGGATATTGTCGTCAACCCCAAGGCCGTCAAGATGATGTCGAAAAGAGTTTTGTCCGGTTCTGACCGGCTCTCGATCTTAAACCCGGTATCATCCATGGCACCCACAGACAGGTTAAAATCCGCCGCGATCATCTGGACCACCTCCGTCGCAGTCTTATTTTCGTACACGTAGGTGTCCTTATTCTTCAGGTACCGCAACTGGTCGTAGGCCACAACGTCCGTGGTCTTGTCCTTGGATGGTCTACGCTCAAACACGAATCCATAGAATACGGCTGTTCCGCCGACAAACATACATACTCGGCTGCCCTCAGAAAATTTCAATACCTGGTCCTGGTATACCGTGAAGGTGAGCTTTCCAGGCGTTCCCTGCCGCTCCAGGCTCCAAGCAATCTTTCCTGTGATGGAGGGTTGGAACTGTTCACTACCGTTATCGATCAGGATCGTCACCATAAGAAACCTCCTATTCTGGCATGGTCAGCACCATCCCCGGAGTGATCCTATTGGGATTGCTGATCTTATCCCGATTTAGATCATAAATCTCCGTATACCGGCTCCCATTTCCCAATAGTTTTTTGGCAATATTCCAAAGGCAGTCTCCCGACTTCACGGTATACGTGCTTATGCTTGGGGCGCTGGTTGTTTCCCGGTCCGTTTCCACCGTTATCTCTGCTGCTTCATCTGGTTGGGCTACCTCCGGCGTCCGAATGGTAATCCGTTTGGTCCCTTGGTGAATGTACTGTTTAAGTGTTATGGACACGGGAATATCCAGCCCTTCCTTTGCGTCTTCGTTGATTGTGTAATCCTCCAGCGAAACGGACAAATTGGTATCAAAAAGGGACTCCCCCGCAGGAGACTCCCTGATAACCAAAAATCGAAATGGCCGCTGGCTGATTTTCAATTCTTCCAACAGATTCAGATAATGCTCTGAGCCCCGAAACCGCCGTTCATAACGAGCGAAAGGATAATCTGTCCAAGGAAATACTGCATCAAAACTGATATCTGTAAGTCCAGCCGGATTGAGGATGTTTACCTCTTCCCCGTTAATGAGATTGATCGTCTTGTTCTGTCCATTGATCTTTGTTTTGAGTTTACTTGGTGTGATGGGCAAGAGCTCATCATCCATATAAAACTGGTACATCAATACGCTCCTTCCGCTGCCGTCTCCAACACCTCAAAGATTGTATCCTCCAGATAGCTACCGATCCCATCCAGATCCATGTTGGAGCTCACGTGATTGGTAATTCCGCCCATGTTGACGGTCAGCTCCGCCGTGGTAAATCGGTTGATGACCTCCTGCTCGGCCATGTCGCGCATGGACTTTAGATCCTCCTCCGCCATGTCCATGGAATCAGCCATTTTGGATGTATTACCAGCGGTTGCCGCCGTACTCCCGGCAATATCTCCTATTCCATCAGCGTAACTTTCTTCGGCTGAATTCTTCGCGCTCCCGGCTTCTGCCTTGGCCGCGGCAATGGCGGCCTGGCGCTCCATCCGGGCCCGGTCCGCTGCCCGCTGCTGTTCGGCGATCTGCTGCTGCCGTGCCTGTTTGTCTGCTGCGTTTTGCGACCTCAACTCCTCCAGTTCAGACGCCCGCTGTTTCTGCCGTCCCTCTTCCTCTATGGCGGCTCCGGTGGCAAACTCCACGTGGGATATCACCTCAAACGATGTTCCGGCGATCCTATTCGTCAGCTCAATCAGACTGTTTATGCGATCGATGGCGCCGTTTATGAATTCCTGCAACAGGGACAGACCGCGCACTTTCAGGTTTCCGATAGTGTTCAGTACACCCGCCCTGAACGCCTCGAAACCGTATTGCATGTTATCGATTCCATTTTGAATAAACATCCAGGCGGTGGAGAAACCAATGCGTAAGTTATCTGCTTGGGTCAGAACAAAGTTTACCGTTATAAGCCAAGCAGCCCTTAAGCCACCCACACGATGGATTAAAACCGCTATTACCGCCGCAACGGCTAAAATTGCCATTACAACCAAGGTAAGCGGACAGGCCAAAAGTGCTGCATTGAAGCTTATTTGCGCTGCCGTCATCCCAGTTGTTGCGATCATTTCGGTCGTAATTGCGGCCCCATGGGCAACAGACGCAATCGCTGACAGAGTTTTTAATCCATTACTTATCCCTTGGACAACATTGTATGCAATCATTGCACCCTTATAGGCAATAATCGCAGTAGTAACTCCAGCTATAACCGGAGCTAACCAAGACCAATTCCCTTGAACCCACTGCGCAGCCTGCCCCATCATATTCAATCCCTGCACCGCCCCTGACGCCATTGTTTGGATTGCTCCTGTGACGCTCGTAGTGAGCGTCCTAAACTCCTCTGTTTGTGCAACTGCGCTCAATTGCTGAAGGGCTGGCTGGAATGCCATCAACGCCTGGTTTTGGATCTTGTTTGCCACCTGTCCGAAGGTCATCGGCATTTGCTGAAACTTTTCATTCGTTTCATCTGCGGCTGCAAACATGGCGTTCTTAATGATTTCAGCGGTTATTGCACCTTCAGAGGCCAGCTTTTTTATCTGGCCAACTGGGACACCCATATATTCTGCGATGTTCTGCACAATGGGCTGAGCATTGTCCAACACCGCATTTAATTCCTCGCCCTGCAGTTTTCCGGAAGCCATGGACTGGGTGAGCTGTAACATGACCGAATCGACCCCCTGGGCACTTGTCCCAGCAATAACAAATGTTTTATTGAGCTGCTCCGCAAATGCAACTACCTCGTTTGTATTTGCAAATGCTCCGCGCGCTTGCATGCCAAGTTTGGCTACGGCGTCGGCAGTTGACTGGTACACTCCGCGAGAGCGCTGAGCGGACGCATATATTTTCTGCTGTAAATCCCCAGTTTCTCCAAACTGCTGGTTCATAAGGCCGAGCCTGGTCGTTGTCTGCGTCACCTGGTCCGCAAGTGATATCGCCTTTCCCGCCGTTGCTGCGCTGATTATCATAGCAGCATAACGCTTGATGGATCCGCCTAATCCATCAGCTGCGGTCTGACCTGTCTTGACAGATTGATTAAACTGTTCCTGCGCCGACAAGTTCTTCCGGATGTCCTTTTCTGTAGAATCCATGAGATCGTTAAGCTGCCTGTAGGCTACATTGGCTGCTGATATATCCATCTGTCTCATGGCCGCATTTAAATTCCCTTGGATCCCTATGGCTTGTGACAAATTTCCTCTTAACGCTTCAAGCTCATTGTTCACTTGGTCGGTTCTCAAATTTACTGGAATGCGGTTCAGTTCATTGATCCGGTTCGCCAAGCTTTGCATGCGATTTTCTGTTGCTGCAACATCGTTGATCATCCCAGGAGGTATAACGCGTAGGCTCATAGCCCGATTAGAAATTTCCTGTTGGTTCTTAAATAGCTGTTGTGCAGCAGCACTTGCAGCCTGGTACTCACTTTCAAATCGTTCGGCGCCGCTGGTCATAAAAACGGGTTGGGAGGAAACATTATTCCAATTTGGAATTTCTGGGATATTGTTTACCGGGACATTGTTGATAGGAGTATTGTTTACCCGTTCAAGCTCATCCTGATATTGCGATAACTCTGCTGTGGCGCTGGCAACCGCCTGTTGCATAGCCACAGCTTGGGCAGTGTTAAATCCTGTTTCCGTGGCCGTCTGTGCCGCAGTCATACTGTTGACCATCATATTCATGGCGGCTGTAATGGATTGCAATACTGGCGTCATGTGATCAGCCAATTGAATAGAGGTAGAAATGCCCGCCATAACCTCACTCCTTCCTGTTTTTCCGCATAAGAAAGGCACCCAGAATTTTTCCAGATGCCTTTCTTCTTAATAACTTCATTCTGTATTTTGGATGACACCCCGATTTCCCCATAGGCTGCTGCCACTTCATTTTTTGATACTTGCTGGTAACAAATATCATCTCAATTGCAAAACACAGTAAAGGCAATCATCCCACCAATTGACACTGCTGCAAAAGCCAGACTCACCATGTTTTGTCCAGTCCTATTGATACTGTTCAGTGCAAATCCAGAGCATAAACTGGCGATTATCCATGCAAAATACTACAATCACCCTTTTATCTAACATTCCCCTTTTCGTTCCCTCTCGCGTGCCTCTTTTCTTCGCTGCTTAACTCGATTATGTGCCTCGCTCAACATCTCATATACATCATTTCTATACCTTGGATTTGATGTTATGTCTGGAGCATTGGCAATCCTTTCATTTACATTCAAAGAATAATTTGCAATCACTAACGGAAATGTTTCGATACAGCCATTGAAAATATCTTTCGACACAATATAAGAAGGGACGCCAAACCTTTGAAGAAGCAAGCTTTCAAATTCTTCTCTGAATAATTCCGGCGCCTCTTTGATATACCGCTGGTTGGAAAACCCAACATCTTTGCTATTCCGAATTAGCCACTCTGCCTCCAGTTGTCCTGTCAGAGATGCCATAACAAATTGTGCTAATGCCGGAGTTGCCTTTAACAAATTAATCTTATCTATCCAGTCAATACGATGATGATATAAAGCCGCTATAAGCAAGGCATCTGCCGAATAGTTGTTAAAAGAGCTATTGTCATGATACTTCCGCAGTTCGACAATCATATCAAAAGCCAACTCTAATTTTCCATAAAGCAAATGTCTCTCAAGTCCATAATAGAATATGAACACGTATCCGATCGGAACAGACTGTTTGATATTCTTAAGCCAATTCAAATAAACATATCTATGCTCAGGGCTCAAATTGCGATAGCTTGGATAATACCCTATATCCCCCATATCCTCTAAATCTGTTGGCTCTATCGCCAATTTCATATCAATCAAAGAAGGTTCATTATCTAATTCGGGCGTGTAATTAGAAAATTCTCCTCCTCTAATCCACAATAACTCCAGTACACTCTCTGGAATTCCCGAAACTATATTAGATAATGCGGCCGAGGAGTCCGGCACCGACATATTCTGATCGTTTATATTCGTTATTCTATCTAATTGGAGGAGCTCCGGTGAAAACTTCTCCCCACTTTCCTCACCCTGTTTCTCTCGACTATCTGTTTCTTCCTTCCCTTTCTCAGATGCCTGTGGCAAGACCGCAGATTGGTTGGAAATCAGTGTGCACTTTTTATGAAGTAAAACACCAAAAGTTACAGCCACGCAGGCTGGTACAAAAAGCAATAAATATATAAGCCAATATCCGAGTAAGCTACTATTCGTAATAATTAAAATAATAAGAAGGAGCAAAAAAGGTAATACTGCAATAAAACATACTATTTCCAAAATACGTAACATGACTTTTTTCATTTTATTTCCCCCACTTTCCAGAAATAGTATAGCATATCATTGAATAGTATTCTACCTCATCCTCGTTTTCTTACCTTGTTCATCTCATTCCGGTCTTTCTCCAGTTTCATTTCCACCGCGGCAACCACATAGGCCCGCTCCTGGACCTCCAGATCCAGGAACTCATGGGGCCACTTATGAAGTTTGTGGAGGCAATAGTAGGCAACGTTCGCCTCCATATCGCCTCCCTCGATTAGTTTTTTACTTCATTTACCTTGTCCTGAAAGTTCTGGTCAAACCCATGGTATTCCTGCAGCTGGCTCATGAATGTGTTGTACTCTCCCGGATCGTCGATCATCTCCTGGATCAGCTGCTCCGCACCCATCACCCCGTAGGAATCCTGCAGCTCCTTGCTATTCAGATTCGGATACACTACGCAGGCGGCCGCCATGCGCGCCAGGTACTGGTTTGCATGGAACTTCGGGCGGAACATCCCCGGCTTGCCAGTCACCTGCACATCGACCGTGCAGGCATCCCGCAGGGCATTGTCCTCCCTCGTAGTTAACGGGCGGATCTCCCACAGCAACGGATCCCCGTTCTCATCTGTCAGTGACTTTGTGGCCGCAACCTTCAAATTCTCCTTGGTCTTCTTGTTTTTCTTTAAAAACCTGCTTAAATCTCCCATGTTCTCTACTCCTCCTTAAATCATTCCGCTTAAAACAGCAAAACGTTCCGGCATCTCCCAGTCCTCAAACGTGAAGTTCAATTCCTCGTCGAGATACTCAGCGTCGGCGTCAAACTTTGTCAGGGTGCCACCATCCAAATTACACCCCTTTAAAATCACGGTCTGGCGGCCGACACTCGATGTCGGATCCTCATTAGTCACCTGGATGTCGAAATATAAATCCTCGCCAGTCTCCTTGTACTGGTACAGCAGCTGGCGAAAGATGCTGGTGTTGTAGTGGAATTTCGCTTTCCCGGTCCCACTCCATCCTGTCGTCTTATTGCCTTTTCCCGGTTTGCCTAGTAATGGAATCTTTGACTTGATTTTCTCCATCGTGGCTTCCAGATTGATCGCCTGCATGAAGTTATAGCGATTTTCTCCGATTGTCACAAAACAATCAGCCAGTGATGCGCTTACACTGTCTTTTGCTTCCATGGACTGCATATAGTTCACTCCTCTCTTAGTTCACGATCACTGTCATGTATAGCTGCTCCATGCAGTTGATCGGCGTCACGGGCAGGCTCGCCACCACGGACTTGCTGTTGTTTCCCTTGGTGACTGTCACCATATTGGCCTCAAATGCTTCCGCTGCCCGCAATGATACCAGCGATTTTAAATAGGTCACGATGTCGTTCCACAGGCTGACGCGGCCGGCCTCGTCATTCGGGATCTGCCCCATGTATTTACCGGAGAAGATACCGGCCACGTTGTTCCCAATGGCGTCCAGGATCCGGATCGTCTGATTGTCCGCAAAGTCCTGATTTTTCTCGTCAGTAAATGTCACCAGTGTGTTGATGTCCCGCAGCACTCGCACCGTATCTCCCACCCGGTGAAGTACAAGCTTTCCGGTCTTAATGGCCGATTCCAGTTGCACCTGCGTGTATGGGGTGTCCACGACATATTCGCCGTCGTAGATCTTATTGGTAATGGATCGATTGAGCGCGCAAGCCGCTGCGGCCCCGGATACCCAATATACCAACTCATAATCCTCAATCCCAGACGCGGCAGCTTTCCCGACAACCGCGACTCCAACGGCTGCCTCCATTCTTCCGGTGACCCGGTTCTCAATGGATATGATTCCCTCATAGTCTGCTTTGGTCGCCTTGTATACCACCGTCTGGAACTTAATCCCCTGTTCATCTCTCATTCGCTTAGTGTACGCCATGAAGAGGTTGATCGTCGAGGTGTCCTTCGTCGGGCAGCCCAGTACGTTGAACGTGCATGATTCAATTTGATCCAGGAAATTCTGATAGTCCTCTCCGGTCGCGGTACCTCCGTTCGTTCCTCCGGTCAGCGGCATTCCTGCAGTCGCGGCGAGTGTTGCGTCCTTCTTGAACACGAGGAATTCGTTATCCTCTAAGTCGAATGCGGTCGCAACCGTCTGGATTTCATATACTGTTGACCCGATCAGCGTTTCTACATCATACTTACTCTGATCATCTACGTTTTTCTGTATTACCACGCTCAGGTCGTTGCCTCTAATTCCCTCGTGACGCGCCACGGCATATGTATTGCTGGCCTTCACCGGCGCACTGTTGGTCCTGTAATAATACAGCGTCACAGCATTCCGAAAAATCTCCCGAATGGGCAGCACCTCCGGCGCGTCCTTCGGATAGCCTAACAGCTTCAGGCTGTCCTTCTCAAACTCTTCCTTGGTCAGCTTTACCACTTCGCCCATCGGCCCCCAATTCAGCGTTAGTGGCATGGCCACTACTCCGTTGGTTGCATTGCTGCCTGCGTGCACAGCGCTGACAACATTGATGTAGGTACCAGGCAGGATTTTATTCTGACTGGTGAATGTTCCGCCTCCTAACATTTTTCCACCTTACCTTTCATTTTCATTGATTGTTTCATTCACATCGATCGCTTCCATCGCCGCTTCCTGCTCCTTCTGCTTTATGATGAACATATTGTAGCTGACCATGAAGGTCAGTACCCGCTCTTCCGGATCTGGGCGGGCGCTTCGGCCAGTCCCGCGCAGCAGACTGCCATCCGCCAGTGTGATGTATTCCATTCCATCCATCAGGATTTCCGCCGCCCGGTTCATCTCCCGCAGGGTTTGGGGCATTTCTTGTGGGAAATACTGGATTGCAACAGCTGTCTCACGGAAATACCGCTGGCCGATCATTGGCTTTTCCGTTGGCTCCAGGAATTGCACAAAAAAACAGGGAGCCCGAAGTCCCTGCTTTACCGGATCCGTATAAATTTCGCAGCCATCTCCAAACAGCTCATTCAATCTCCGGGTGATGGCGTCCAGGATATCGTTATACATCAAATACCCCCTTCAGGTACTCATCCAGTTTCTTTTCCAGAATGGCGGGGGCTTGGGATTGGAGTTGTTTTTCCGAAATTGTCAGCATAAACTTTCCGGGGACCCAGGCTATCTTCGCGCGTTTCCCTAATGCAGGAATATAACGCCCTGGAGTCTGCCGGTGACCGTACTCCACATAGGATGCATATTCAGTCGGATTGATCACTTCGATTTGATAACCATCCCCAACTTTCTGTATCTCACCCACGGTCCAGTTCCGCTTCAGATTGCCGCCTTGATAGCCTTTCCAATACTTCTGCATGATTGCACCGTTTTTGGATAGAAACGTTCTCGATTTGCCGTCCAAACCCTTGACCTTCACCGTTTTGGATCCATCCAGTTTGGGTGGTCTTCCAACAGGTGTACGCTTGATCACTTTGGCTAACAGCATGCCTGCCAGCTTATTGGCACATTCCCGGCAGAACTGATCCCGTCCGCGTTCAATTTGTTCGATCTGCTTTTGCAGCTTTTCCACCTGCCTAAAATCAAATCCTCCGTTGCCCACTACGCATACCCCTTCCACAATTCTAGAATGATCTCTTGGTGTGATGTGTAGACCGCTGCTTTTCCGCTCTGCGCATAGCTTTCTGTGCGCCCTTCCTGTGTCACCTCAATCCGGCTTCCGGGCGGTATTACATGCTCCGGCGCCAGAAACAACTTGATGGTCTGTGGTACAGATGTAACCATGCCGCTCTCCGCAGCCGGCGCCACGCCAGAAAACGATAAGCGACAGGGGACACCTTCCTGGACCAGCACCTCTTCCTGCCGCGTCACCTTCGTCTCCGGGTCCTTTATGGGTATCATCCCGTAAACTCTACATGTACCCTCATAAATGGATTCCACAGCCTTCCTATGCATTCTCCTAGACTGACTAATTGTGCCCATGTTCATCACCACACCAGCTTTCTATAGCGGTTCAGCTGCCCCTGATAATCCTTCAGGACACCTCCGGACAGTGCGTCAGCGACGCTTGTAAAACTTGTCGATGTGTCACCCTCAGAAATTGAGGCCACCGTCAGAGGCGCCTCCTCTTCTCCCGGGCGTTCATGCCGGTACAGGTCCAGCGCCATGCGATAAGCCGTATTGGTAAGGCCGGCCGGTAACTCATTCACGTTGCAGTAGTTCAGAATCGTTTCCTGGACATCATCCAGGACAAACTGCAGGGGGATATCCTGCGCGGTATCATCCGGCGGAATCCCCAGCAGTGCTTTCATCTTCCCCAACTCCATCGGCTTATCCCCTAGAGATGATACGAGCAATCGGGATCGCCTTGTGGTCGATCACCTTTAATGCCGCTCCGGTACCACCATTGTTCACCAGCGTCCAGTTTGCCCCGTTCGCCAGCTCCTCGTTGGTCGGAGAAAGGGATGCCTGGGACTTCTTCGTATAGGAAATGCCATACGGCGCATAGCAGGCTCGGTCCCTGGTATACAGGGTTGTCTCTCCGCCGTTGGTTTTCGGATCTCTCTGCATTTCATTGGGGACCTCCGCGCCAATCTTTTCAAAATCAATAGCGCCATCACCCAGCACATAGGTCGTGTACTTATCATATGCAGTTCCGTTCTCCTCCACCGCTTCCACATGCTCCACCGGCATGGAATCATCCACGATCACTGCCCGGCCATTCCAGGTGCCGATGGCCAGATCACGCTGAATCCCGTCCGCGTCCGTGTACTTCATGTAGGACAGCAGACGCATGTTCTCCAGGTTGGTTGCCACAGTGGAGTGCATGATGGCGATGGTGAACTTGGACTTGTTGTCGCCGGAGGCTTTCTGGATCGCTGTATTCAGCGTAGTGGGTCCGACACAGCTTAAGGGATTCCCATCCTTGTTCTCGCCGGCCACCGTCGTAATGTCGTAGGTGTGTCCATTGACAAATTCCAGATTTTTAGCGCCAGTCATAGCAAAAATGCCTTTCAGGACAGACAGAAGCACATCCTGGTACACATCATCCCACCATTCGGACACCTGAGCGGCCACATTGTCCATAAAGTTCGTGCCTCCGGTAATGTCGGTGGAAAAATCATCCTCCGTCCATGCTTTGGAACGCCCCCACACCACCACGCCGCGCTCAAAGGTTGTGGTTCTCTCGGAGGTAATGTCGGTCTTGCCGTCATAGTTGAGCGGCGCGCCTTCCAGCAGGCCCTTCATCGGCAGCGTCGCATAGGCCGTGCCCGTCTGAGAGCTGAATGCCTGGCGAATCTGCTCGTTTCCCTTCAATGCTCTGGATTTGATCAGCTCGTTCCGCTTGGTTTTCGGGATCCGATCCACATATTTTCCAAATGCCTCCGGGTTAAATGTTTTCTCGTTAAATTTTGCCATCTCTCATATCATCCTTTCTGAATTTATTCGATTTTCGCGCCCGGGTTAGCCTCCAGATACGCGCACATCTCACTGTAGGTCATTTCGGATGGTTTTTTGCCACCCTCTAGAGGGGTTCCGCCACTCTCCGCGGGCTTCCCGCCCTTAATTACCGCTCCCGGCTTCTCTTCCTTAAAGAGGAATGCTTTGTCCTTTTTAATGGCCTTCAACTGTTCCTCCAGCCCGGACACCTTCCCGTCTTCCCCCAGAATCAGTTTGTTCCTGTCAAACAGTCCGGACACCAAATCGGCATCATGGGCGCTATTTCCCAGCGCCAGCTTGATGGCAGTAGAAATACTCAGCTCCTTCATATCGGCCTCGTATTTCTCCTTAGCTGTCTTGTTCTCAGTCTGCAGAGTTTCAATCTGCTTTTTCAGCTCTTCATTATCTCCGCTGGATTTCATAATCTCTTCCAACTGTTCATCCCTGGCTTTAATGTCGTTCTCCAAGCTGGCCTTGGCTGTGTTGGCTGCCTCAAAGTCTGCCTTTGGAACATACCCCTGTAATTCCTTCTGGGATTCCTTTTCAGCCTTGACGGCCAGCTCTTCGCTGATTCCCAGTACAATAAAATCTTCTTTCTTCATGGTTTTCATCCTTTCTTTTGGATATAAAAATAACACGTCAGGAATTTCCTGCGTGCTTCTTTATTCTTCATATTCAGCGATTCCAATAATATCCTTTCTTCTACAGGCCGTCCGGCCTCCCTCCTGTAGGTGCAGGACAAAATACTCTTCCGGAGCAACCGCCTTTCCGTCCAGGATGGCCATAATCTCCTCAAACGAATCGGCAACCGGAACGACAAAACCTCCAGACATATAGATTTCCAGTTTTTTAAGCTTTTCTCGTGTGTGGTACACATGCTCCCTCCTTGTGGTATAAAAATACCACCGGCCATTTTTGACTGGTGGTATCTAATGCTTTTCAGCTTCTTTCTTTTTTAATGCTTCAATATGTTTATCAAATTCTTCATCAGACATACTCCTGATCCGGTCCAAATAACCACCCGGCTCATACATTCTGTCATCACAAATATATTCAGGCTCTTTATTTGTATCCACCCCTACACCTCCTATAGCTTTTTAAATTCAAATCCATAAGTTTTTGACAGCTCCTCAAGCGCTTTTTCGATATTGGTAACCTCAGTATACCGTGAATTCTTACGCAATGCAACCTCAAAATCAGCAGGCATTATCTCTCTTTGTGGACGTGAATAGTAATATATACTACCATCATGACCAACCGTTATACCTGATACATTTTCATTTTTGACAAGCGCATTCAAATCCCCCAAGCTTGGAGGCATACCTCTAGGATGGTTATGTATTAGCAGTATACGTTCTTTTGCCTTATCTGCCTCATTTAACTTTCGAGTAAAAATCGGCGTCCTATGCACACCTGCCTCAACCTGTTGACCAAGTATACTCGCAATCTCATCCCCTGTATCCAGATTAATTGCATAAAGTTCTTCCGTTTTCAGACCGTCACGGTTACTAAGCGCCCACCTTGCCCTTGTCTCTACTGCATCTACTACTTTAGGGTTATCAGAAAGCTTTTCAAGGCTCTTACGATACCCATGGCTTTGTATTTTAGGCCAATCCACTCCATAAGTCCCCTTTGTTGCTTTACGAGGAGACTCTTCTGCCTCATCAACAAACTGTTTTTTCCATTCTCCATATTTCATATCAGCCGGCACATAATAGGTCTTTCCTGTTGTCTCATCTCGGGCGGCCCGCTGATCCCCTGCCATAAACCCATCATCAAAATATGGTGCTGTGGTTGTCCGGCAGTTTGGGTGGAAAGGCGGCGCTGTCACCCCCACCTCATAATCCTTCAGATCAAACACTTCCCCGTCCAGATCCCGGCAGATCTCCGATGTATGGCTGTCCAGCGTCGCCACGATCTCGTACCGGTCCACACCAAGATCTTTTAGACAATCCTGCTTGGCCGCGGAAGCAATGGCGGCCGATTCCGTCATCACCAGACGGCCAGCCTGGCTGCGGCTCACATCCATGGTCTTAGCCAGGTTGTCGATCGCCTTCTGTGGCGAAGATCCCCTGATGATGCTCTGGGAAAGCTCTGTGTGCAGCGTATTTACCAGCTTCTGCTTGTTGGTCCAGATCCGGTCTGAGAAATTAGCGCCGTCCTGCGCCCAGGGCTTGCGGATCACCATGTCAATCTGCCGCTTGTCGAGCTTCGCCAGGTTACTTCCCACCCCTGTCCCTTTGGCAACCTCGAAGGCGGAGTGGTAATAATTATTCGCGTAGGACTTGTGCAGAAAATCCGTCATGCCGCCTTCGTACTCCGTTGACAGCAGTTCAGCGTGTTGCTGAACTTGCAGCTTCATCGCCTCCAGATAGGAAATATGATGGCGTGCGGAGGCATTCTCCAGTTCCTTCATCCACCGCTCGTCAACTGCATTTTCCCGGCCTGCCTTTATGTACTGCTCCACGCTCCAGTGGAACTCCTCCAGCTCATTCTTCTTCAGCAAACGTTTGGCCCCGGCCAGACTGATGTCGTTGTTGTCTGCCAGGCGCTGATACCAGCGGCCGATGTCCAGTTGCATATCATTGGAGGCCCGGCGGAACTGTTCCTGCAGATCCCTGTAGTAAGCAGCGCTGTTTTGGTACTGCCCATCCTCTAGGGCTTCAAAACGTTTCTGCCAGTATGTATTCTTTTTAGCCGTGGAATCCACCTCCTTTATTGATTTTAACTTTCTCCCCGCCTATAATACACTTATAGGCGCTGGCGCGCCGAGTACATAAGAAAGGAGTATCGTTTATGTCTGGTATAAAAATAACCGGCCTCGATAAATTAGAAAAGCAGTTAATACAGATGGAAAATGGGGCCAAAGAATTAGAGCGTACTAAGCAGGTATCTTTTGAAGAACTCTTTACCCCGTCATTTATGAGAAAATACACCTCATTTTCATCATTTAACGAGTTGCTTCAATCCGGCGGGTTCTCGGCTGATTCTCAGGAAGAATTTGAAGCCATTCCTGATGAACTGTTTGATAAACACATCGCCACAGTAACAAAATTCGATTCTTGGCAAGAGATGCTTGATGAAGCAACCACACAATATGCTCTTAAAAAACTCGGCTTTTAGTTAGTCGATTTTGAAAGCGAACAGAGGATCTGCTCAACTTCTCTCAAAAGCAGAAGAAGTCTGTTCGCTTTTTCCAAAGCCACATCTAACGATTCTACATTGATTTCAATTTTCGCCTGCGTCTCCACCTTTTTCACCTCCCTCATTTTGTTGATAATCTGACGTCAGTTTGCCAAATGCCTGCTGGTACGGATCCATCCGGTCCATCTTCTTCTGTTCTTCCTCATCCAACAACCGCAGCGCCTCCTCCACATCATCCACCCATGGGTGTTTCTGAAGGATCAGTTTCATCGGCAGGAATCCAACGGATTTCATGCAGTTGTCAATCAGCTCCGACTCATTCACCAAGATGTTCCGATTAAAGGTGATGTCCACCTCTTCCTGTTCGAAATCTCCCAGGCCGGTGCTGGCCAGATACTGGTCCACAAACCAAAGCAGATCTTCAAAGGCCGCCTGGTATTCCGTCTCCATATCCTGGGCGTCCAACTCGATGTCCTGATAAATGGTCTGGATATGCATTTGGTTGGCGTCCCCGGTCAACCTGGCGTCCTTTGCGTCGTATGCCTTGCAGCTCTCAATCAGAGCCTGTTTGAATATCTCCAGAATAGCCCTGTAATTATCTGCATTGACCTCCACCGTCAGCGCCCGCACATCACCGCCGGCGCCGCTACCATCGTTCCGTACCTTCACCGCTCCATACTGACTCAGGTTCCGCCGGAACTCTCCCAGGTTCGTCCCATCGTAGTTTACAATGATCAGGATCGTGTTCCGTGCGTCCTCGCACATATTATTTTCAAATGTACTAACCATCAGGTTAATCCCGTCCTGCAGGCTCTTGCAGCACTTGATCAACGGGATCTCATGCGCATTGCGCTTAAACGGAATCAAGGGGACCCGCTCCCAATTGTATGGAATCTCCTTGTGCTGCCCATCCGGATCATGCTTCTCCACCAGATAGTGGGCGCCGGATGGGTGCAGAACATCGGGAATCAGGTGGCTGCCGTCCAGTTGGTAACGTTCCACTCCATTGCGGGAATAAAGCTCGAAAAACTCATAGGTCTTTTCCGTCTCTCCCTCGTACCCATCCAGTTGGTAGAGCCGGCCGAAGCAATCCAGCTCCGTGTGCTCCTGATCCGCCCAGAATGGGATGACCTCATAGTTGTTGAAGCGTTTAAATTGGAGTTTCCCCTGTTCGTTGTAATACGGGTACAGATAACCGATCCCCCCATTGATTGAATCACCAGCTACACGCTTCAAGGATCTCATAAACCGTTTATCCAGAATATCTTTAAGGGCTGCCGTGTACTGCTCATTTTGAGAGGTCATTGTTAACGGTTTTGACAGCAGGTAATTCTTCTTCTGGTCCACGGCCTTCTGATACTGGTTATCCACGATTCGGTTGTCCGGCAGGTTTTTAACCGGCTCCAGCTCCCCTTTTTCATTGATCGCAGTACGCGGGGTGTGAAGAATATCATGATCTCCCTGGTAATAGCGCTCTGCCAGGATCATGTCCCGTCGGACCGGCGACTGCTTCCACTTCTGGATCTCCTTCTCCAGGAAACGAATATCCGTCATCCTGGTTCTTGCGCCGGCGTTTACAATAGCGTTGATCCGCCGCGTCTCACTGCCGTAATCGATCATCATTTTCACCTTCCTTCATTGATTAATCTTCCCCTCCGTTTTATACTTTAAATACAGGCTTTGTGCCAAGTGACAAGGAAAGGAGTAGTCCATGCAGAGACAATATGTATCTTCAAGCAGAATCACAAGCGTTGGCTGGTCAAACAACACTCTGGAAGTGGAATTCAAAAATGGCCGTGTGTACCAGTACCATGGTGTCACTCAGTCTGAATATCAAAATTTTATGAATTCCTCTTCACTTGGCTCTGCGCTTTCAAGGCTGGATAAAATACATCCGTATAATCCGGTTTAAGTGCAAACAGCGGTCAGACAGATTCTGGCCGCTGTACTCTGGGTATTGATAAGCCTGTTTCTAATACCTTTACCCCATCCATATCTATCACCACTTTTGTGTAAGGATCGTAATGCTCATCCAAATATTGCATTATGGGATCACACAACTTTAAAATCTCATTTATTTCTTCTAGCTGACAAATTTTTATCATCGTATCACCCTCCTTCTCAATCAAAACTAAACGCAGCACCCGCGCCAATCTTCTCCGCAATCCCTGTCGTCGCGTCAGGGGCGTCATCGTGCTTGTTTTTGCCTTCCCGCTGATATTTAATCATGGCATTGTAATACTCTGGCCATCGGTTCTTCCAGTCATCTGGAAAATACACATGCTGCATAATCCAGGCCGAATTCGAGTAAATGCGCGCCTGCTTATTCTTGCTCTGACTGAACCAGCGGACTACGGTGTAATTGCTGCCAAGAACCTCTCGTAGGATCCGCTCCACGCTGCGAGCAAAGCCGCGGCCGCCGCCGTTAGACTCAATGTCCGCCACATTGACCTGGCCAGCCAGCAGCATTTTGGCTGTTGCCGGCTCCGTAACTTCCATGGGTTCCTTGGTGTATAGTACGTCCAAGACATAGGCCTCGTTGGCAAATGTCACGCCATAATTGATACTGCACAGGTAATCCTCGCCGGTATCCGCGGTATCCGTGTAGTTCCTGATTTCCTTAAACCGCGGCCGCGGCCCGCTGTAGGTTTTAAAGCTGGTATACAACCGGCCTTTAAGATCAATGGGCTCCTGCTGGTAGTTTGCTGAAGCAATATCCGCCCCCATGGCTTTGATCTTGGACTCATAGGATTTTCGGGACAGAATGTCCTCACAGAGCATGGATCCGTCATCCTGCAGGGCCTTCATGCTGATGTGCCGGATTCGCGCCCCTGCCGCCCTAAAATGATCCAGCGCCCGGCCTGCCAGGTCATCACTGGCCCATCGGGTCATGATAATGATGATCTTTCCGCCCTCCTCCAGGCGGGACAACATGGTATCTGTAAACCAGGTCCAGTGTTTCTCCTTCGTCAGTTCGTTGTTTGCTTCCTCGGCGTTCTTAATCAGGTCGTCAATGATCAGCAGCGTAGCGCCAAAACCGGTGGCCGTGCCGGTTGGGGATGTCGCCAGATAATTATTGTATCCGCCCTCCAGGCTCCACAGGTTCATGGCGCCGTCGCCGCGCTTGATCCGGACGCCTGGAAAAATGTCGGAGAATACGATCCGGCGCTCGTCCGCCTTTTCCTCCATAATGTCGTTTCGGACGTTCTTGGAAAACATGGTCGAAAGTGTCTCATTGTAGGATCCAGTCATGATCTTTTGGGTTCGGTCATTTCCCAGAACCCACTCTACCAGGAGGCCCGCTGTCCGGCTCTTGCCGTGGCGAGGCGGCTCATTGACCACCATCACCTCGTCGTCGGATTGGATAAAGTCCTGGAAAGCGTTGCAAAGGTCCACCAGGTACTGCCGATCATCCCTGTAGAAGTCAGGCGCTTTCAGATGGCAATAAAAAAAGAACTCGCGCCGCGCAAGCTCTATCTTTGCTCCTTGAATGACCAGTTCTCGTCTATCCACCATGGATCAGCTTCTTCAGTTCTTCAGTTGTGAGGCTGGCATAAGGGTTTCTGGTTTCAACCTGACCAGACAGCTGCACCTTATCATTCCACATCCCCAGATGGCGGCCGATCAGTTCCAGCGCCTTGCCCTTATCATTCAGCTTAATTTCTATTCCGTTTGCTCCCTCCTTAATTCCCGCAATCGCCCCCAGTTTATCCTGCGGCATGTCACCAGTGGGTTTGACTTTGACCATTGCTCCGCTGCCGTGGCCCTCGATTGTTACGAAGTCGGTCACGTCGGCAAAGCCAATCTTGGCCAGTTCCTGCAGCACACGATCCTGGGTGATCTCGGTACGCTGCTCACGGTCCTTCATGCGTTTCTCTACATAGGACGCAACGTTAGCTTTTGTTAGCAAGCGGCTGCCGTTCGCTCTGGCCACCTCATCCTTCTTCACCTTCGGATATGCGGCTTTGTAAGCCCTGGTGGCATTAAGGTCGACCAGATATTCATCAGCAAATATTTTCTGTTTTGGCGTCAGTGCCATCAGGCTCACCTCACCTTCCTATCTGGCTGTTTTGGGGTATAGAAAAAGAGGCAGTAGATCTACTGCCCCTTATTCATAACTATTCTCAATTCTGACAAAAAGCCTTTCCGCCTTATCTTTTAATTAATATCTTTTCCCAGAGCATTCATGTTATATAATTTATTTAACTTGTTCTCCCACAGCATATAGCCACAAAAATAATTTCCAGATTCTCGTACACTAATAATTGATCCTTTTTTTATAGTCTGGCTGTCTGAATCAGGGACTAACTCTGTCCCTATTACTTTCTGTATTACTCCATTTTTTTCCAATTCATCTACTACTGCTTTTATCTCTTCCTGCGAATATCCTGGTATAGATAATCCTTTCATTGCAGGATGAATTCTAGCCACAACCTCTCTTAATAATTTTCTGTCCACACCCAAAACCTCCTTCTACATTTTCTTCCATCATACACCAAAATCTGGCAAAATGAAAGCCCCCACCGTAACAGCAGGAGCCTCCTGGGAGGAGAATGCTATGAAAAAGTAACCAGCGAAATGCGGGGGCAAGATTTGAACTTGCGACATCCGGATTATGATCCCGGTGATCTGCCTGGCGATCTTCCCGCAACACTACCGGGTCTTCCCCGGTATGCACCAAGCTCTGCGTGGCTGGCTGTACGGATACCTTTGCGCGTTGGTCTGGTATCAACCAAACCGGCGGCCAAGCTATGACCCCTGGGCGCCGCTTTATGGGAGGATTGGGGGCGGACTCCGGGTTGAACCCTTTGGCCTAATTGTATTATAAAACGACTTTTCCGACTAAAACGACCTTTTTATACTATGCCGCATTTTTTCAGATACTCATCCCTGATATGCAACCTTGGATAATCCGGGCTTTCAGCATACCCTATCTTTGCAGCTATCTTCACCCACCCCATCTCATCTATGTAGAACATCCTGAACACGCACCTGGCTTGCCCGTCCTCAATAGCGTTGATCCACTGCTCCACGGTCTCCACCTTGGCCTTCTTGTGATTCAGCACCTTCTGGCGGTGCTCGTACAAAGGCCAGTCAAATCCCACCACGCTCTGAGGCATTGCCTGCCCAGTCCGATAATCATAGATGGTGCTGTTTCCCAGGCCATTGTCCCCCTGCTTCATTTCTTCCAGCTCCAGTTCCAGCAGCGGAATCTCCCGCTTCAGCTTCCGATAATCATCCAGCAGCTTCCGGGTTATTTTGATTTCGTGCAACGCCTCCGCCTCCCTTCCTGTTCTGGCCCTGTAATTCTGATCCGCCCCAGGTCATACCCGCTGGATTTCAAACGCGCTGTGATACACGCCCAATTCCCCTGACCCTCACCGTCCACAAACCGCTCAAATGTGTAACGCCCGCGGTATGCCTTCCTAGTATCTGCACATTCACCCGGCACCTGCCTCCCGCAGTGGATCATCTGCTGAAGGTCTGTAGCGGTGTATGTGCCCAGCTGCCGCCCATAATCATATACCTTAAAATACACCTGCTTCAATCCCTCACCCCCTACAGATCCTTGGCCAGCTGGTTCAGTTCGGCCCTGGCCTGGGTGATCCGCCGTTTGATGGATTCCTTGGTGTGGTACATATCAAGATCGTTATACAGAGGCCCATGACCATGTTCCTGCTCAAACGCCTCGTACTCCCTCACCCTGTCCGTCAACGTGTCTACAATATTCTTTATCATCATAGCCCTATTTGATTTTCTCATGTCCTCCCTCCTCTCAATACATCAACATGATCCCTTTGTCCATCAGTAACAACCCAATCTGTTTGATCACCTCAGAATCGTACTTCTGCGGTGTCTGCTCAAACTCCCTGATCACATACAGCAGATCCGCCACACCGTATCCTTTTACAGCCTCTATCTTCTCATCCAGGGACAGCTCCGACTCCTTTGATACCTTATAGGCTCTCACATTATCGCCTCCGTTTCCCCAGCTTCTCTCCTCCAGCTCTGTCAGCAGCGCCAGGACTATCTTCTTGCACATCCGGCAGTCATATTCCGCCATGACCGTTCTAACGTCCTGAACCACCTCATCCCATCGTTCAGATTCCCGCGGGAGAACTTCATCCTTCCACTTATTCCAAAACCAGTTATAGCTCTTCCAAAAAATTCCCTTTACCTTGTCATTATCCATTGCACTCTCCTCAATCAAACGGCAGCTCCTCACCAAGGGGCACGGCCTCAAAATCTCCACCGATGAAATTTCCTATCGTCTCCTCCCAGGCATATACCTTGTTCTCCCCCGGACTATTCCGCATCCGCTTCGTGCTGGCCTCGAAAAATAAGGGGATAAATACATCCTGCTGGCCACCATCCCGGTCCTTGCAAATCTCGATCACATTGGTTGACTGATACAGCTCGTTGTCATCCTTCCACTTAAACATATCCTTGGACAGGCGACGAAAATCGGTGTTCACCCGGTGCAGGATAAAAGCATTATCCACGCGGTTCACTATGTCGTTGCTACCGGATACATCGTCCAGCCGGAGGAACCCCACCGACTTCCTGGGATGGGCCACAAATAGGATGTGGACATTGGCATTCTTCGCAAAATTCTCCAGACACTCCACAAAATGGCTCTGCTGCTGATACTTGTCCGATCCCATCTCCATCAGATTCAGCGCCATCATGTTGTCCAGGATCACCAGATCCACCCGATGCTCAACCACGCACTTTGTAATCTGCTCCAGGATCAGTGAAAAGTTGTTCCCGTAGTAGTTGTTATACACAAAAACCTTTTCGTCCAGCCACTTAGAGACGATCTCGTCGTAGGGAGCGGGCACCACATAATAGTTTTCATACTGGGTTTCCTTCACATGCCCTTTACCGGCGGCCTGCAGCAGGAGCCATTTCAACAGGTTCTTGGGCTTCAGTTCTCCGCTGAACAGCGCTGTCCGGTATCCCTGTTGGGACGCCTCAATCGTGAGTTGGGAAATGATACTGGACTTCCCGGCCGCCCTCAATCCGCTGAGGCAGGTCACAAAACCCTTTTTTAACCCGCGCATTTTCTGGTCGATTACGTCGATACCGCTTTTTATGAACTCCTCTGGCGGTTCCTCCATCAGCCGGATCTGCTCCGTGGTGAAAAACACCGGCTGCCCGTCCACGATCTTTACCTGTTCCTTTTTCTCCACCACATAGTTGGGATTCTGGTAGTTCGGCCGCCGCTCATCCCGTATGTACTGCCGGTCATAGGCATCAGGTTCAAACAATTGCCGCACATCCCGCCAGGTTTTGTCTGCACAGGAATTGTGGAAGCAATGAAAGCCAATGGCGCCGTTGGACATCTTGAAAATGCAGGCGTCTTTACCAGCGTGGTTCTCATCAAAAGGACAGTGATCCAGGATGTACTTGGTTCCACCGCCATAGTCGGCTTTTGTGTAGCGCAGGCCATGCTCGTCCAACCACTGGTCCAAGTCAAACCCCATCGGATTATACCGGTTATACCCCTGTGGCTTCTCCGGCATGGGCAGATACCCGGCCAGTTTCTGCAACAGCGCCTTGTCGTTCTGCTTGGGCTTCTCCGGCGCCTGGACAATATAGCTCATACGATGAGGCCGTTCCGGTGTATCGGCTCCCTTCTGGGCCAGGGTCCCATACAGTTTGCACACTCGGGCCGGGTTAAAGTTGGCGGTGTCAATGCTCACTTTTTCGTCTGAAAAAAACAGAGACAGAACCGACAGGCAGTCCTTTACCAGTTTCTTGTTTTCTTCGTTCATCCATAATCCAACACTGTAAAGCAAATGCACTCCGTTCCCGCTGAATGCTACAATAGGATCTTCAAATCCAGTACGTTTCATAAAGGTGAACACCTCATTGCCTTTTGCTTTGGCGACAGCAATCTGATCATCGCTGGAAGAAGTTCCTGCTGCCCGTACCGGGTCGATATCTACCATCAACCAAGCATAATACTCAATATCTGAATCCGTTGTGGTAGGTTTTGCATTGCGTATAAACTGATCTCTCTGTTGCCTGGAATAGCACTCATCCTTGATCCCATTTAATGTGATGTACACATTGCTATTCCCATCCATACGGATTTTTTTCAACGCTTCCACACAGAGGTTTACATCCTGGAAATATCCGCTTACATTACCTCCACCCGTTGATATAATTCTTATTTCAAACAAAGTATTCTGTGATTTCATGATGGCAAGTGTTTTTCTAATCTCATTTTCATCAATCTTCATTGCAAATTCCCTCTCTCTCTCACTTTGTTCAATGCCTCTTTCTCCTCCGCCTTTAATAAATAATCTTCAAAGGGACGGTTCTGCCCAAGGAACGTGGCGGGATATTTAATAAACCGTTCCTCTTGCCTTGTTGTCTCACATTCTTCCGCATAAGCTTTGGCTGCTTCTACAAGTGCCACCTCTGCACACCCCTCTTTGATTCTTGCTTGATAACACTTAAAAGCCTTTCCTTTTTCTCTCTTTCTCGGATAAGCGTCCCAAAAAGATTCAAAGAGCGCGGGATATATATTATCTTTTCTCTTTCTTATCTTCTTCTTATCTTCTTCTTGTAGGTTTATGTTAGCTTTACCATTAGCTTTACTGTTAATATCATCATCTGAGCAGGCAATTTCTCTTTGTTTCCCCCGGTATTTACGCATATATTCCCGCATATAATCCCGCCGATCCTGGAGCATGTCGATGCTCTGATGCTTGCCCCAGTTTGGGATAGTTATAGCTCCTTCCAAAATTTCAATCATACCGAACTGCCGGAACACGTCAAGCGCCATTTTAACAGTAGCTTCCTTTCGCCTAAATATGGTCGCAAGCATCGAGTCGGTATAAGCAAATCCATTACTCATGACGAAAACCCCGCTATTATTCTGCTTGCCAGCCAGACACAACAGCTTAAACCAGATCACAATGACACTGTCCGCCTCCGGCATGGATTCAATCAATAATATCTTCTCGTCATCAAAAATGTCCGTTACAATCTTTATCCATTTGATCTCTGGCAAACCATTACCTCCGCGTGTAAAAATAACACGTCTGATCGTACCGCTTATATGCTTCAAATCTTAAAAGCCTTTCGACTCTATTCCTCATTTGACCTCCTCTCCGGCCGGAAGACGGTCAGCCATCCCGGCCTCGAGTCCAACACCTCTGCATTCATATCGTGACATATTATAAGCATGGGGTGGGTTGAATTAACCAGTTACTCTATGTAAAGGCTTTCGCCGTTACACCGCATCCATTGCGCCGCACAAACATACGTTTGTTTTGTACATTATAATCATCCTGCTTTTAAATGTTAATGTCCTTGCTATTTTTTCTTCAGCCTTCTTTCACTACTCAGCTTACCTCTCCAGCTCAGGGCCTTTAACAAACACTGCCGGAGCCCAATGATCCGTCTTATACTGGATACCCCGTTTTACGATAGGAATCTTCATGGAAGCCCCATCCACCAGGTATCGCAACGGGTGTGCCGGTTCTCTGTGCACCTTTCCTTCATGGAGCAACTCCTTCATCAAATCAAATGCCTCCTGCTTCCAGCCGTCCCAGAACACAACGTGCTCACACAGTTCTGAACAGGCTACAATGTTACCCTGGTAATCGTATCCGTTCTGCTGGAAGAGCCATTCCACCTCTGCATAGCTTGCAGAATCATTCTTGTTGATATAATCCAGAATGATCTCTTTCATCTTGTTTTTATCCATCTTAATCTCCTTCTTGTTGCGATATCGCAACACTCTGTCGCACTCTATCCAATAGCTTCAGGTGTTCCAGACGTTGTGCTTCCAGTTCATCACTCTGAAGAATTTTACTCCTGCTATATATACAATCTGCCTCTGGGAGGAAGGGGCGCAGTTGAGCCGCCCTGGATGGTTTACGCAGCTCTCGTAGGGCTTTGCTATGTATCTGTCGTACTGCCTCCGGTGTTATCCCTTGAGCCTCTCCGATCTCCCGCAACGTCTGGCCGTCCCGATACCGGCGCCGAATCACCTCCGGTTGTTGCCCTGGCAAACTATCCACACACTCCCAGAGGACAGTGCAGAGCTGCGCGCTCGTCATTCGCTCCACCGCCTCACTTTCCAGATCATCCCTTGACGGCACCAGCTCGCCCACTGTAGTGTCCTCTCCACCATCCAGCCCCTTCACTGGCATGTCCAGACTGCTTACACGGGCTATACAAGCGCTTTTCTTGATCTCCCCAACCTGCCCCAGAGTAAGCCCCATAAAGCAGGATATTTCGTGCTCTGATGGCTCACGGCCATATTCTACCTGAAAGGAACTACAAAACCGTTTGTATTGCTGAATCCGATCCAGGCAATGCACCGGCAGGCGCATACTGCTGCCATTCTCCTGCATATAGCGCCTGATCCGCTGCCTGATCCAATATTCTGCATAGGTGAGGAACTTCACTCCCTGAACCGTGTCATAGCCGTCTACAGCGTCATAAAGGGCAAGAAAGCCTTCCTGTTCCAGGTCCTCCATCATACCACTGTCCCGGTACTTCCAGGCCATCATATGGATGAATCGCTGCACCTGCGCATAAAGCTGGGCCATATTCTCGCCCACGTTCTCCCCAGCTTTAATTCGGATTACAAGTTCTTCGTTCGTCATCGCTTTCACCTGTATTTTTACCATCTGGTCGGCCATACCGAATTGCCCTCAGCTGCCGACGCAGGTCACGCAGCTCCTTCATAGCCTCGTCATAAGACTCCATCATCTTGTTGTACTGCTCTACCGAAATACAAATCATTCTCTGCACGTTGCCGCCTCCTCGTTTTCCTTGTTTTTCCGCCCGCTGTGCTTAGCAAGTACCTTCTCTTTTTTCTTCTCAATCACCAGATCGATCATGGTCATGCAATATATTTTTTGCCATTTTCCCAACCCCCTGCTTATCAAGCTCTCCGGCCCATACCGGCCGCATGTATTCCAGTTCTGTAATGCTCATTTTCCCCAGCTCGTGGATTAACTCTGATGTTAATTTATCTTTTAAATTATTGGTCATCCTGCGCTCCCCTCCAGCCCACGCGGCTTGTGCTGCTTCTCGCGGATATGGCACAAAGCCCACTCCATATCCGTTTTTACCGCCTTATATTCCGCATATGTTACCTGTCGGCCATCCTGAAATTTCAGTGCCATGTTCACGTATCGGATCCGCTTATTAGTATGTATGAAATCCAGTGCCCAGTAATCGCCCTTCTTGCTGGCTTCCCAAATCTCATACAGATTCCGGTTCAATTCGATCATCCAACGCCGGTGCCGGCTACTCCTGTGATTCAGTACGGAAAGCATCGGGCTAAACAAGTAGCTGGGCTTACACATCATGTACCGCGCCAGGAGAAATGCTTCATCCGCCATCAGCGGCTCCCTCCCCTCAAGCACCGCCGCCATCAGCTCCGGCGTCACGTCTGCGCCCCTGGCCATTGCCTCAAGGCACCAAGATTGCTTATGTTCCTCAACTAAATTCGGATAAATCATATAGTTATCCCCTTTCTTTTTTGCCCTGGAGATGCTATACTTTGCTTGGATAGTTTTGTATAGCCTCTGGGTTATCGGCCTTTAAGGAGTTGGCGCTTCTTAAAGGCTTTTTCATTGTCACATTTCTCCGCGGTTTATTTTTCCGATCTCCAGCTGCATATTGGTAGGCGGCGCCCACCCGTTGATATACTCCAGGGCCTCGTCAAACCTCACGGTGGGTGTGTTCTTATAGGAATTGACTCCAAAATAGTCCTGGTAATCATGCCACAGCCTCGAAATGACCATCCCGTACAACTTGGGCGCTCTGACATTCTCATCCTCCTGCGGATACTGGTAAGAATAAGCCCTCGCCTTCTTCCCGCCCACAGCGCCCACGGCCACCGACTTGGCCAGCGCCTGAAGCTCCTGCTGTTGCCCGTAGTCAACCGTCATGGTATTCTCCAGCTTGTCCACGCGGATTTCCACCCCACCCAGGCGTTCGCCCTGCTCGTCCAGCATTCCCAACTGGATCCGCATCATCTCCTCTGGTGTCAGCCGGCGCCGCTGATCTTCTTTCTGGAGGAATGCTGCCGCCAGGACATCCTTGGCTTTCAGCTGATACTGCACCAGCTTGTCCACCAGCTCCGGGTTGTTTTCCTTCATAGAGGGGGTGACTGTGATTTTTGCAATCCACAGGGGGACAAAATCATGGCGCAGGCACAGCACTTCCTTGTTAGCGTTTCCTCTTCCCAAAGGATGAAATTTCGTCCCTTCACTCAACACCAAATCTTCCTGCAATTTTTTCCTCTCGCTCTTGCCCTGCCCATCTGATAATCCAAGCCCATCACAAATCCACTTTACCCCGGCCCACACCTGGCCGTCCTTGTCCTGCGCGGCCACAACCGTGTCACCAAATAAATCCACATTCTTTACTGTTAAATCATTCATCTTGTTATCTCCTCTCATCTCTCTAATAGCTTCTCATGAAACTCATCATCTGGCGCCGGGTCATTACAGTAAATCCTCAGTTCCCCCAGCACATGCATCCATTCAAGCAACACATCCTCCAGGTCAATGTTCTGGTAATCCCAGAGCAGACAAGCCACATCATTGGCATCGCCAAGCAGTTGATCTACGGGCCAGTGCCGCAACTTGTCCATGGTATAGAAGTAATCCTTCTCATCCCACTTGGTCCCATTAAATTTCTTCTCCACCGGGTACATCCGCAGCAGCTCCGCCGGCGTCAGCTTTCCTATGGTCTCCATAACCTGTTTCAGTTCCTGGTATCTGTGTTCGATCATCAGGCAGGACTTTGGGCTTCTGCTACTGTTTAAGGCTTCAAAACTCTCCCTCCCGTAGGCCTTGACCGCCAGGAATATGTATTGGGCCAGATCATCTCCCTGGAGGCTCTTGATCCCACGTGTGCCACCATGACCATCGGTGAATCGCCTCAACGCCTTGCTATACTTTCCTTGTCCATCGTCAGTGTAGGTGCTGACCCCAATGGTGTCCCAGTATCTCCACGCTTCCCGTATGAATGGCCATAGAATACCGACCGACCCCGGAAAGTGTCGGAGCATATGGCAGACAAATGTGATCCTGTTGCCCGTCCGCCGGATACAGTTTGGGATCTTCCTGCGTTTCCGTTCCGCCTCATACAGATCCGTAATATCCTTGATGTCCTGTTCGCTTACCTTGTATGCAAATTTCTCCATACGAACCGCTTTCAGGTCATCCACACTCATTTTTCGTAGGGAATACAGTATATTATTGAGAGAAGTGTAATAATCCTGGCAGCTCTGCAGCAGCTTTTGCATATCATCCAAATTCTCCGGCTGAAGGTAAGCCCCTAATATCTCCCGACATAATCCAATGCCCTGGGGATCCACTTGTAACTTCCACGATGTCGGAGAGACGTGTGAAATGTGCACGCCATCCACCAGGCCCGCGGCCTCAATTCGGTCGCAGCACAGCTTCGCATACAGCTCCATCCCCGCGTTGGCCAATACCTTATGCACATCAACCATCGCGTCCGGCAGATATCCGCCCTCCTTAATCTGTTTCAACAACAGGCCCTTACTTTCCTGATCCATCGCCCTGTCCTCCTCTGCCGTTCTTGTCAGTCTCCCCTGTCCGGGAACGCCTCGCATAAAACTCCTCCAGGCTCTCCCCGATTATTTTCTCTACCTTGGCCGGGTAAATCCGAAACTCCCATGTGGCCTTACCGGACTTCTCCGGCGGGATTACCAGACCCAGATCCAGGACTCCCCTTCGCATATCCCTCCGAATGTTGCTCGGACTTTTCCCCAGAATAGGGGCCGCATCCTCTGGCCTTAAGCATAATTTTGTCATGACCTACATCTCCTTCCTTTTCAAATTCCGATACACTCTTCACAACGGTTTTACGTTCTTACCGCTTACAGCCGGACAGCTGCTGTGGATGGATGTGATTGTCAATGTGCCGCCATTCCTACTCATCAAACAGGTCCATCTGTGCATTTGCGTCCCGAATTTCTTCTTCCAGTGCCATTGGTAACTCATAAGCCTTTATGATCTGAATCGCCAGGTCGCACTGGCTCCGCTTGATGGCCTTGTATGTATTCACACCGAACTCTCGGCGCAACTGTCCTTCCAGATCCCGGTAAACCCTGGAGCGCAGCCCGTTGTCTTTGTAGGCTGGAGCCTCCTTTCCGCCCATCAGCCCCACCACCTTCTGATTCTTTGCCCATGTGATTTTCTGACATTCCAAGGCCAACAGGGGCATATCCCGTTTAAACTCTTGAAGGTCTGCGTCTACCGCGTCGATCTTCTCATCAACTTCCAATATAGCCTGCTGCTGAAGCCGTAGCTGTTCCGTTGCGGAAAGTTTCTTTCCTCCTGGCATTTCATAGGCACCATTTTTACGCAAAGACGGTAGCACTTCCATGGCAAGCCACTGCTGATATTTCAACGCCCGATCATTCCCAGCTTTAAATCCCAGCATATAAAACAGGCTTTCGGGGAGATAATCATCTTTCGACCACTCGTGGGCGAAACCACATTCAGCGCTAAAACCATTCATGCGTTCCCACCTAACGCTCGTGTAAGCCTTCCCATTCTTTGTTTCAGTCTTTGTCCACCCAAAACCAGTAGCCGTGTCCTCTGCATTGACGGAAATGCTTCCATCAGGGTTCAGGATCGTCCGCGCCTGTAACCCTAATTCCTTGTTCTCAAAAATTTTGATCTCGTTCATACTTCCTCCTCTTCGCTTTCTGCCTCCTCGTCATCCGCAAAATACTCCACTGGTACGCCGAAGTATCTGGCTATGGTAAGGAGCTTGTCGAATTTCGGCTTGCTACGTCCGTTTTTCCAGTCAGACAGCGTTGACTGAGCAATTCCTGTTGCAAGGGATACCTTATAAGAAGTAAGATTTCTTTCTTGCAGCAAAATTTCAAATTTTTCGTACAAAAAAAACACCACCTTTCCAAGGAAATAGTATTGAAATTACTTCGGAAATGTGATATGCTTGTTTTGACGAACGAAGTAAATAACATTTCCGTAGCTACAAAGATTTTTTTCGCATTTCCTTTGTATGTTCATACTATACTATGCATTTCCGATAATGTCAATATTATTTTCGGTTTTTCTTAGTATTGCCTGCGGTTTGTGAAAGGTGGACAAATTATGTATGAGATTTTTGAACAATTATTACAAAAGTATGGGATTTCGGCCTACAAAGTATCTAAGGAAACTGGCATTACACAGTCTACTTTAAGTGACTGGAAACGTGGTCGCAGTACTCCCAAAACTGATACCATGAAAAAAATTGCTGATTACTTTGGAGTGACAGTTAATTACCTAATGACTGGGGAAGATGCGCCTGATGATAGTGCCAGGAACCCTGAACTAAGTAATGTCTATTTTAGCCTGGCAAAAGAAGCAGAACAAAACGGCATCGATCCAAAAGATATTAAGATGGCTATAGAGATGATCAAAAAGCTTAGGGGAGAATAGCATAACCTGCATAATATTGGAGAAAGGGAACTAATGAGTTGTATTAGAAAATCCGATCTTTATAAAATGATAGCAAAGCTTAGGCAACGTTGGGGGTTAGAGGAAAATGAATATAACATTGATATTATAGGTTTGTGCCAGTCTCAGGGTATAAAGGTGGGGGCAGTGCCCTTTACTAAAGCTGGTCTGCGCGGCATAGCTTCTATTGGTGATTCGCGCACACCTGATGTAATTATTTTAAATTCACACCGCAATAAAATTGAACAGAAAATCGATTGTGCTCACGAAGTAGTCCACCTCGCTTTTCATCGTAATATTGCTTGCAAATCTTTTAATTGCTTTGAAACGGCGTTACCCAGCCAAGATAAATATTTAGAATGGCAGGCTAATGAAGGGGGTGCTGAGCTCAACGTACCATTTCAAACACTTCTGCCCAAAATAAAAAAGAATTATCATTTGCTCAATACCTATCTCGATATCACTTATTTTAAAGAAGAACTTGTTCAGGAATATAATGTTACAGAAGCTGTCATATCGTATCGTTTGGAATCACTAAAATATGAAATTGAGCAATTTGTAAACGGTACTCCTATGAGGGATTTGCGCATATTGTCCTACACGTCACAGTTGAAGCATGGTATAAATATTAAATCTTTAAATGAAATAGCCATTGATGATCTATCTAAGGATTTTGTAACCAGGCATTGTAACGTTTGCCAAAACACAATCATAACATCTAATACAACTTTTTGCCCAATATGTGGTGGAAAATCATTTCGATGGGGAGAGGGAAAAATGAAATATCCAAAAATGGAAACCTATGATAACGGAAAGGTCAAAATATGTCCTGTTTGTGAAAATGAAGAAACCGATATCGATGGAGACTTTTGCCAGATCTGCAATACTCTTTTAATTAACAAATGCGATGATCGCGACTCAGATAATTATGCTGATGGCTGGCAGCCATGCGGACAAACATTACCGGCTAATGCCAGATATTGCCCAAAATGTGGTGCACGCTCTACTTTTTTAAATGATAAAATTTTAAAACCATGGGATTGGAAGGAACCCTCATTTCCTGTTGGCAATGGGTTTATGAATATACCTGATAGTTATGATTTACCTGACGGTGTAGAGGACGAAGGGCTACCCTTTAATTAACAAAAGCCCCAGGAGCCACGTCATTTTCGTGCTCTCGGGGCCATCACCTTAACAATAATATATTTACCCGGACAGCCGGGGGACGTGCTCCCATCCCGTTCTGAGTCTTGGAGAAAGGGGTGGTGCCTTATGAGTACATATGAGGAATTGCAGCTCATTACATCTGTGGCATTACTAATCGTTGCAATACTAACTTATACCCATAAAAAATAGCCGTCCTGCCCTAGCAAAGCTGACGACTATTTTTTAGTAAGATGTTCGCCGGAGCGGGTGAGGTGCATTCACCTTCCGGCTGTCTTGTTAAGTATATTATATCAAATACACCCACAATGTCAAATATAAAAACGGCTCGTACTGGAATACGAACCGCCTTTATAAAAGTAACCGTCAACCATAAAGGATACCGGTCACTACACCATCTATATTATACCTGGTATCCTTCCCAAAGTGAACCCAGAATATATGTTCGAGATCTGAAGATGACCTCACGAATTGAAACGAAGGAGGAATACCATGCCAAGACGCCCCAAACACCCCAGGCTCCCCAACGGCTACGGATCCATCCGTTACCTGGGCAAGAGCCGCAAGAACCCCTATGCCGTCCACCCGCCGGCAGACATCGACGGGAATCGGCCACCAGCTCTCTGCTATGTTGACGACTGGATGAAGGGTTTTATCATCCTCACTGCCTATAAAGCCGGCACCTACACCCCAGGCATGGAAGCCACACTGGAAATTCCAGATAGCACAAATGACCTAAACGCCCTGGCTACCCGTCTCATGGCCGACTACAACCGCGTCAAAGGTATCGAGCCTGAAGAGCCTGAGAAGACCTTCTCGGACGTCTACAAGGCGTTCTACGCCAACAAATTCCCGGTAGGCCACAAATATTCCAATGCCACCGTGCGCGTAACACAAGCCGCATTTAAAAATTGTAAGTCCCTCCACGATAAAGCATTCCGCGCTTTGCGGTCCGAAGACCTTCAGGCCAACCTGGACTCCTGCCCGCTGAAACACGCCAGCCTGGAGCACATCATAAACCTGTACCATCAAATGTACCACTATGCAGATGGCCAGAATTGGTGTGACAAGGACTACAGTAAATTCGTGAAAATCAAGAAGGAAGATGATGATGAGCATGGAGTACCGTTCACTTCCGACGAACTGAGCGTCCTCTGGAAAAACGTCCGGGACGAGACCGCAGAAATGATACTGATCATCTGCTACTCAGGTTGGCGGATCTCCGAGTACATTGGCCTGGAAGTGAATTTAAAAGAAAAATACTTTTTCGGCGGAATTAAGACGGAGGCCGGTGAAAATCGTACTGTGCCAATTCATTCCGCCATACTGCCATTGGTGAAGCGTAGGATGGCTAAGTATGGAAAGCTGCTCCCCTGCAGCCCAAGTGAATTCCGCGCCGACATGGAGGACTTAATCAACCGCATTGGATTCCCAAATGAGCCCAAGCGCACGCCGCACGACTGCCGTCATACATTTTCAAAACTCTGCGAGAAATACAACGTGGCAGAAAATGACCGTAAGCGCATGATGGGGCACGCTTTCGGAAACGACATTACAAACCGAATTTACGGGCACCGAGAGCTTGAGGACTTGCGAAAACAGATCGAAAAGATAAAAGTTAATTTGTGA